TTGGTACAACCAATTGAGGATTATAATACACAACGCCATTATATCGGAGGAACAACTATTTATAAAGTTGCAGACGATTTTAAGTTAAATTCATATGAGTTTGATATAATTAAACGTATATTGAGATGTCGCCATAAAGGCAATTGGTTGCAAGATTTAGAAAAGACAAAGGATACGATTGATCTTTATATAAGAGAGCAACGAGATAGATACGGGTTATGATAAATCGAGTGCTAGCAGCAATGTTAGCACTATTTTACTGTACATATGGTTGGATTTATCAATATTTATTTATATAATATAGTATGATAAATAAAACATATAGGGTAGTAATCGAAGGACAAGAAATAGGAACACCAAAACGAATACACCATACTTTTAAATTTAATACGAAGGTATATAAAATAATAGCAAAGATAGTTTCAAAACAATTTAAAAAAACAAGAAATATTAAATTTAACATATTCTAATATGAAATCTGGAAATTATATTAATCCTGTGTATAAGTTATCATATCGTGATGCAACTTTGGTTCCTAAGAAAATATCATACTCACAATGGTCAATGTATGAGAAATGTCCACAACAATGGAAGCTATCATATATTGATAAATTGGCACCATTCTCATCTAGCATCGATACATGTTTTGGTACTGCATTTCACGAAACATTACAGCATTATTTAACTATATTATATACAGAATCAGTTAAGTCAGCAGATCGCATAGATTTACGTGAATTGTTAACTGCCAATCTTAAAGCAGAATATATGAAGTGTATTACTGCTAATAACGGTGTACACTTTTCAAATGGTCTTCAGTTAACTGAGTATTTAGAAGATGGCGTTGCTATATTAGAATGGTTTAAAAAGAAACGATCCACATACTTCTCAACTAAAGATTATGAACTAGTTGGTATTGAAATTGAGTTATGCGAACAAGCATCTGAAAAGAATGAATCGGTATTTTGGTATGGCTTCATTGATTTAGTGATTAGACATATACCAACCAATACAATTGAGATATATGATATTAAAACTAGTAGAGCTGGTTGGAATAAATATCAAAAATCAGATTGGATCAAAGCAGCTCAATTGGTTGCATATAAAAACTATTTTCATAAACAATTTGGAACACCTCGAGAAAATATTAATGTTGAGTTCTTCATAGTTAAACGAAAGATGATTGAAGAATCAATGTTTCCACAAAAAAGAATACAACAATTTAAACCAGCTGCTGGTACGGTTACTCAACGCAAAGTGCAACGAAGTATTGATACATTTGTAGATAGTTGTTTTGATAAAGAAGGTGGTTATAATTTAAACAATAAGTTTATGGCAATATCAGGCAAAGGTGATAAAAATTGCAAATATTGTTTGTTTAAAACTGATTATGTAAATTGCCCTAAAGAAAATAGGATTCGCGAATAAATTTTATTATAATATTAATATGAAACATAAACACGTATACATATATCAATTTGAATTAACAGGTCATGGCAATCGTGCAAATCATGAATATACTCTATGTACTAATACCGATAATCCTAATTCTAAAGAAAATAGAACTTTATTGGAATCTATGTTGAGATTAGTATACGGTCATATGCCAAAGAGTGTTAAATTTTCATATGAAAAATAATATGGCAAAGATAGCAGTAATCGGAAATACAGGTTGGCAGAATCGAAGAAAGGTTCAACAAACACTGAATGATCTAAAACAAAAATTTACAAATGAATTAATAATTATAGGAGCAGGTGGAAATGAAGGTGCAAACAGTATGGTTAGAAAATATGCTTTGGAATTTGGCATTGAATATAAAGAATATAATCCATCGTTTTCAGGTTATAACTTATACTCCGCTATGCCAGAATCTTATTATGGAAAACAGTATCATTTTAGTCAGTTGCATCATAGGATGAAACTAATTGCACAACAATGTGATTATATGATGATTATGACCAATGATGAGACAATGGATCCTGTATTAAAAACAGCATTTACCAATTCAAAGAAATTAAATAAACCAGTAGTAGTACTAGGTTGATATTTATATTAAATAAGTTATAAATTAAAATAAAGTAAGGTTACAACATGGAATTACCAAAGTTAAGGAAAGTAGATCCCAACAAACCAGTAAAAAAGAAAATTCTGTTATTAGCAGATGATTTTAGATTACCATCGGGTATTGGAACTATTAGCAAAGAGATTATATTCAATACAGTTAAACACTATGATTGGGTACAATTGGGAGCAGCACTTCAACATCCAGAAGCTGGACAAGGATTAGATTTGTCAGCCCAGGTAGCAACAGAAACAGGTATCGAAGATGCATCTGTTAAATTGATTCCGTGGAATGGTTATGGTGATAGAAACATTTTATTTTCATTATTAAATACTGAAAAGTTTGATGCAATATTTCATTTCACCGATCCACGTTATTGGACATGGCTATATGAATTAGAACACGAAATTAAAACTACATACAACATTCCATTAATTTATTATTCAATATGGGATGATTTACCTTATCCTCAATGGAATGCACCTTTTTACGGTAGTTGTGATTTGATTATGGGAATTAGTAACCAATCAGACAACATCCATAGAGAAGTGCTTAAACAAAACGGATTTGGGGTTGTTAATTATGATTTAGGAGTAGTACCAGTTTTATTAGAATCAAATGACGTTATTACTGGTTATGTGCCACATGGTTTGAATCATAATATATTTAAACCAATTGATAACTCAGACCAATCATTTAAAGATGCTAAGAAACGATTTAAAACGGATAATGGTATTGATTTTATGATATTCTGGAATAACAGAAATATTAGAAGAAAACAACCAGGCGATTTAATTTTAGCATTTAAACACTTTGTAGATCAGTTACCGGCGCATTTAAGACAAACAGTTGGTTTAGTAATGCATACCGAACCTATAGATGAAAATGGAACTGATTTAATTGCAGTACACAAAGCATTATGTCCGGATTATAAAGTTATATTTTCTAGAGAAAAGATATCGGCACAAGATCTTAATTTAATGTACAATGTGGCAGATGTTGTTGTTAATATAGGATCTAATGAAGGTTGGGGACTTAGTTCGACAGAGGCAATATTATCAGGTACTCCTATTATTAACAATGTAACGGGTGGATTGCAAGATCAATGTGGATTTGTTGATGAAAATGAAAATCCAATTACATTCACTGATGAATTTGCTACCAATCACACCGGTAAATATAAATTGCATGGGGTATGGGCTAAACCAGTATTTCCTAGCAATCGATCATTGCAAGGATCGCCGACAACACCATATATCTTTGATGATAGAGCTAGATTTGAAGATGTAGCAGATGCAATCATGTATTGGTATACTACTCCAGAAACATTGCGAGAAGAAATGGGTTTTGCTGGTAGACAATGGGCATTAGCTAATGGTTTGACGGGTGAGCAAATGGGTGATTCGATGATTGAGGTAATTGATTATTTATTTTCAGTACAAAAAGAAGCAAGACCTAGATTCACCGTTACCCAAGTAAAAGAAACTAAATATAATAATCCAGGAATAGTATGTTAAAAGCAGTTATATGCGGTCCAATCGCAACACAATCAGGTTACGGCCATCATGCACGTGAAATTGTAACTAATTTTTTAAAGTTAAATGAAACGGAGTGGGATACTAAATTGTTATCTATGCCATGGGGAGGAACACCATTTACATATCCAATTCCCGATACATGGAAATCTAAAATAATTCCATTACCATTACAATTCCAACCAGATGTATGGGTACAAGTTACAGTACCAAATGAATTCCAACCAGTTGGTAAAGTGAATATCGGAGTTACTGCTGGTACTGAAGGCGATGTTTGTCCGGTTGATTGGATCGAAAAGATTAATGCTATGCAAATAGTAATTGTTCCGTCGACATTTACTAGAGATGTATTTTTGAATACGGCTAGAGCAAATAATTTAGAAATTAAATGTGATTTTCAAGTAGTTCCTGAGTATTTTGATAGTACAATATATTCAAATGAATTACCGAATATAGAAATAACAGAATTAGATTCAATACCAGAATCATTTGCATTTTTATCAGTGGGACATTGGTTATCAGGCCAGATTGGTGAAGATCGTAAAAATGTAACCGGAGTTATTCATACATTTTATGAAGCATTTAAAAATAAAAAGAATGCACCTGCATTGATATTGAAAACTAGTGGTGCTACTTATTCTATTATAGATAGAATGAATATCGAAAGACAAATTCATCAGATTGGTGAAATGTTTGGTAAAGTAACACTTCCTAATGTATATTTAGTACATGGCGATTTAACTGATGCTGAAATGAATTCATTATACAATCATCCTAAAGTTAAAGCAATGTATACATTGACAAAAGCAGAAGGATTTGGTAGACCATTATTAGAGTTCTCAACGACAGCTAAACCGATTATTGCACCTCATTATTCAGGACAAGCAGATTTCTTAAATAAAGATTTTATCTGCGCAGTAAATGGTACATTAACACCAATTCATCCGTCGGCTCAAAATCAATTTTTAATTGCTGAAGCAAAATGGTTTACTCCTGATTATAAACATGCAATTCAACTATTACATGATGTGTTTGGTTCCTATAAGAACTACACTGAAAATGCAAAACGTCAACGGTATCATGTAAATACTAAATTTAGTAAAAATGTAATTGAATCTAGATATGCTGAGGTATATTCACTTATAAAATCTTATACAGATCAAATACCAAAACAGATTGAATTAAAATTACCAAAATTAAATAAAATTGAATTGCCTAAGCTTCAAAAAGTTTAAGGTTGGAATATTAATTTAAAATTATTATTATATAATATGAAACTAACATATGCAATTACGGTTTGTAATGAATTTTTAGAAATACAAACTTTAATCAAATTTTTACTTGAATGTAAACAAATTCAAGACAATATTGTTGTATTATATGATGAACAAAATGGTGATCCTGAAATAGAAACATTCCTGCGAACTCATTCAATTAATGGTGAGTTCACATGGCATAAGGCAAAGTTTGATAATGACTTTGCTAAATGGAAAAATCATTTAAATTCATTATGTAGTGGTGATTATATTGTTAATATCGATGCTGATGAATTACCAACGGCTGAGTTTATGGATCATATACATGATATTATAGATTTAAATCCGGTAGATGTTATACGAGTTCCACGTAGCAATAAAGTAAGCGGATTGACAGAAGCACATATCAAACAATGGGGTTGGAATGTAAATGAGTATGACGAAGTCAATTGGCCAGACTTTCAATCACGTGTTTATTTTAATGTTAGTGACCGAATTAAATGGGTTGGTAAAGTTCACGAACAAGTTGATGGGTATATGACTATTGCAGATTTACCAGCAGATTCAGATACCACTTTATTTTTTCATCATAGAAAAACAATAGCAAAACAAGAAAAACAAAATCAGTTATATGATACCATCTAATCCAATTACATTTTGTATTTCGACATACAATAATTTACCATATCTTAAAATAGCTATAGATTCGGTTAGAAAAAATAGTCACTTTAAAGATGCTCCATTTGTTATACACGCAGAAAATTGTATCGATGGTACTAATGAATGGTTAGTTGAGAATGAAAGTAAATATAACTTAGAAATCTATATAGAATCAAATGAAACACCGGTTGGTATTGGTGGTGGTATGAATACGTGTGCATCTAAAGTAAAAACCAAATACATTATGTTTTTACACTCTGATTTTTATGTTACAATCGATTGGGATCTAGAGTGCTTAAATGAAATACAAAAACACAGATTACCAACATGGATATTCAGTTATCGAGTAGAACCTGATATGTTTAATAATCCAGATAGTCGACCAGGTACCATTATAGTACCAAAAGATATATTTGGTGCATATCATGATAATTTTGATAGCAATTCATTTGAACAATGGGCTGCTGAATTTAAAGAAATGAATTCGATCACACTAAATAAAGCAGAAGGAGTATCTGGGTTGATTAGTAAATATGATTGGGATCAGATCGGCGGAAATGATTTACAATTTGCACCTACATCATGGGAAGATATGGATTTATTTTTAAGAATGTTATATCGAGGATATAAATTCATATTAACTAGTAAATCGGTAGTATGGCATTTCGGAGCACGAGGTAGTCATCGATTGGAAGAGAATAATGGAAAATCTGCTATGAGACAACAAATAGCTGAAGATCGAAATAGAAATAAATTTTATAGCAAATGGGGAGGATATCCTGTATTTGATTCGAATGGAATGATAAACGGAATTAAAAATGTCTAAAAATATACCTATAGTAATATTAAATCGTGATAGATTGGATCCTTTACGAGAACAAGTTGAATGTTTAACTTCATATGGTTATACTAATATATTAATCATAGATAATTATTCAACATATCAGCCATTATTAGATTGGTATAATACACAAACAGACGCAACTATATTTCATAATACACTGACAGAAAATTCATGTCATGCATTTAGAGATTTAGTATCATTGGGACACCCATTATTTACATCGATTGTTAGTAATTGGTATGTATTTAATGATAGTGATATAATTCCAGCTAAAGGTGTGCCTATAGATTTCATTGAACATTTGATTGAGTATGCAAAAAAATATGGTAAATCTAAAGTTGGTATGTCAATTGAAATTAATGACATTGACCGTAGCTACCCATTAAATGAGTGGGTATATAGTTACGAATCAACATATTGGACCAATGCTATTATAGACGGCGATGTTGAATTATATCCACACCCATTGGATACAACTTTCTCAGTACATTCGCCTGGAACTATACCAACCTGGAGTTCTGATACATTAAGAGTCGGATATCCATACGTAGTTAAACATGCACCATTTTATTATGATCCACTTAATTTACCGGCAGATGAACGATATTATATTGAACATTTAAATCCTATTAGTAGTAATTGGTCTAGTAAAGTAGATAT